GAATCAATTGCGTATGATTGAAGATGCAACAGTTATCTATCGTATCTCTCGTGCACCAGAACGTAGGATTTTTTATATTGACGTTGGTAACTTGCCTAAACTAAAGGCTGAACAGTACCTACGTGACATTATGGTCAAGTATAAGAACAAGTTGGTATATGATGCCAACACAGGTGAAGTCCGTGATGACCGTAAATTCTTGTCTATGATGGAGGACTTCTGGTTACCACGTAGAGAAGGCGGTAAAGGTACAGAAATTACTACATTGCCTGGTGGTCAAAACTTAGGTGAGTTGGAAGATGTTAAGTACTTTGAAAGAAAATTATATAAATCTTTAAATGTACCTATCTCTCGTTTGGAACCTAATCAAGGTTTCTCTCTTGGCCGTGTATCTGAAGTTACTCGTGACGAATTAAAGTTCAGTAAATTCGTAGACAGACTTCGTAACAAGTTTGCTGATGTATTTGACCAAGCTTTGAGAGCACAATGTGTACTTAAAGGTATTTGTACTGCTGAAGAATGGAATGAGTTTAAAGAACACATCTCTTACGACTTCATTAAAGATAATAACTTTACTGAATTAAAAGATGCTGAGTTGATGAGAGAACGTCTAACCTTGTTGGGTGACATTGATCCATATACTGGTCGTTACTTTTCACAAGCATGGATTCAACGTAATGTGTTGCGTTTAACTGATGACCAAATCAAAGAAATGCAAGAAGAAATTGATGAAGAAAAAGAAGCTGGTTTAGGTTTACCTGTGGGAGTTACTAATGATGTAGCACAACAAGCTATGTTATCTCAAGTTCCACAACAGCCAATGAATCCTGCAGACCAAACGGACGATGAATAATATAAATAGGTAAACCGATTTTTGGAGAATAAAATGACAACAAGACAAATTATTGATTATGCATTTGACGATAACGCTAAAGAGATGCGTGATGCACTTTACGCAGAAATTCACGATAGAGTTACCGCACAAATCCAAAACAAAAAAATAGAAATTGCTCAGAATCTTTTTCCTGAGGAAGAACCTCAAATAGAACAAGAGCCACAAGAAGAATTGGAATAATAAATGGCCAATAAGTATACATATCAGGTACTAAGAGATACCTCAACAGAAGCCATCATCAAGTTGACTGGATTCTTTGATGGTAGCGGACAAGAATCTAACAACGCACGTATTGCAGCTAATAGTTTTGCTGGTGCTCTTGCAACAAATGGATACCTTGTTGCAAACAGTCAAGGCGGCGCTGCAAATACAGCACTAAGTCGTTACGACATACAATTAACAGGTTTAAAATATTATGTTAACTTTCCAACATCTTCTGTTGGTGCTGTAGAAATTTTTTGGAACGGTGGCGGTGCAACTGCGGCGGCTCAGTATGCCAACTCTGCAACTATTTTCCATCTAAACATGCAAGGTGAATTTGGTCTCGGTGAACAAATTCCATCTATTTTAAATAATTCTGGTAATACAGCATTAGGTGCAGCAAGTATTGGTAATGGTGATATTGGCGTGTATACATCTGGTGCAGTTGCAAATAGTTCATATACATTAATTGTAGCTTTACGTAAGAATAACCAAATGTATCAACGTGGTCAATTCAACGATCCAGCAGCATTCAACTACGGACCATACGGTGTAACACCATGAAATTAATCAAAGAAATATTTGAAACCGTTAATTATCTTGTAGAAGATAAAGACGGAAAAAGGAACTTACACATTGAAGGTCCATTTCTGGTTGCGGAAAAGAAAAACCGTAACGGCCGTTTGTATGAGTACAAGACTTTAAAAAATGAAGTTCACAGATATACAACAGAATACATTAATAAAAACAGAGCTTTTGGTGAGTTGGGTCATCCTGATTCACCAACTATCAATCTAGACCGTGTGTCACACATGATTGTGGATTTACGTGAAGACGGTACACAATGGATTGGTAAAGCAAAAATTATGGAAACTCCTATGGGAAACATTGCTCGTCAGTTGATTGAGGGTGGTGCTCAACTTGGAGTTTCTTCACGAGGCATGGGTTCGTTGGTTAACAAGAATGGTGTTAACATTGTACAACCTGATTTTTATCTAGCCACAGCGGCAGATATAGTAGCAGATCCTTCTGCACCTGGAGCTTTTGTTCAAGGTATTATGGAAGGAAAAGAATGGATGTTGGTTGAAGGTGTATGGACTGAAGTTGACCAAGAGCAAGCAATCGGACAAATCAAGAGAGCTTCTCAAAAGGAAATTGAACAAGTCAGTTTACGCATATTCGAAAACTTCATGAAAAAACTTTAAATATAAATATCCAATACCAAATCAAGGAGATTTTCAAAATGGGAAAATTTAATCTATCAGAAGCCGCTAATGCAATTTTGAGTGAAGATTCAAAGTCTAACTTTGAAGCAAATATCAAAGCAAAGCAAGGTATGCGTGGCTCAGACAAACATCCTAAGGGAGAAGTAGGAAGCAATAAACTAGATACATCTGTGGCATATGGCCAAAAAGATGCTGGTATGATTGGACAATCACCAGAGAGAGCACTAACAGACTCTTTGCCTGATTACTTAAAAGGTACACCACAAGCAACACCACCTGGTGCAACACCACCTGTTGGTGCAGAACACGATGGCGTTGGCGCTACTAAGCCACAAGGCCAACCACAAGAAACAATGGGTCGTAAAGATATTATGACTCCAACTAAATCAGATGCAACCGATTACGATTCAATTCGTGACCGTAAACCAGGTAAATTGGCACCACAAATGATGCAAATGAACAAAGGTGCTACATTCCAGCACTATGAAGAAACAGAGTATGACGATGAAGATACTTTGACTGAAGAAGAAAAAATGATGATGAAAGACAAAATGTCTAAGAAAAAGATGATGCAAGACAAAATGAAAGAAAGAATGAAAGAAGACATGGATGCATTGTTGTCTGGTGAAAATCTTTCAGAAGAATTCGTTGAGAAAGCATCAACAATTTTTGAAGCTGCAGTTTTAGCACGTGCAGAAGAAGTCATCATTGCTGCAGAAGAAGAATTAGCAGAACAGTTCAATGAAGCCGTTGAACAAGTTAAAGAAGACTTGGCAGAAAAATTAGACACATACTTGAACTATATGGTTGAAGAATGGGTTCAAGAGAATGAAGTTGCAATCAGTGAAGGTTTGAGAGCCAACGTTATCGAGAACTTTGTTTCCGGTTTGCATAACTTATTCAAAGAACACTACATCAATATTCCAGAAGACAAGGTAGATGTTGTTGAACATTTGTCTACTAAAGTTGATGAGTTGGAATCTGAATTGAACGAACAAATCAAAGCATCAGTTCAACTAAAGCAAGAATTAAACGAACACAATAAAAAAGAGGCTATTTACGCAGCTTGTGAAGGCCTAACTACGCAGACCCAAATTGAAAAAATGAAATCACTCGCAGAGAGTATTGAGTTTACAAGTTTGGAAGAGTTTACTAGAAAATTGGAGACAATCAAGGAATCATATTTCCAAACTCCAGTGAATAATAGTGGCAGTGCTGCACTCAATGAGGAAGTCATTATTGAAGATGCACCTAAAAAATCAGCTTCATTTGACCCCGAAATTGGACAATACGCAAAAACAATATCACAGACTTTGGTAAAATAATAAATAAACCTACCAAAAAATAAACAAGGAGCATTTTAAATGTACATGACAGAAGAACTACAATCGAAATGGGCACCAGTTTTGGAGCATCCAGAACTCGAAGCCATTAAAGATCCATACAAGCGTGCTGTTACAGCATTGGTATTGGAGAACCAACACCAAGCTATGAAGCAAGACCGTCAAGCTTTGAATGAGACAGCTGATAGCGGTCCAACAAACGTTACTGGTGCTGGTGTTTCTAACTTTGACCCAATCTTAATCAGTTTGGTTCGCCGTTCATTGCCTAACTTGATTGCTTATGACATTGCTGGCGTTCAGCCAATGACTGGACCTACAGGTCTTATCTTCGCAATGCGTGCTAAGTATAATGCAATGACAGGTGGTACATCATCTGAGGCATTCTATAACGAAGCTAACACAATCTTCACTGGTGCAAGTTCCAGCGCAAACCCATACGGTTTTGCTGGTAACAACACAACTGATACAGCTAACTCTGCTGTTCGTGACGAGACATCTAATACATTCACAACTGGTATTGGCATGCCAACAGCTACTGCTGAATTCTTGGGTTCAGATAGCGGTCAGCCTTTCCAACAAATGGCCTTCTCAATCGAGAAAGTTACTGTTACGGCTCAATCACGTGCATTGAAAGCTGAATACTCATTAGAGTTGGCACAAGACTTGAAAGCAATCCATGGTTTGGATGCTGAAACAGAATTGTCTAACATTCTTTCTACTGAGATTTTGGCCGAAATTAACCGTGAAGTTATCCGTACAATCTATACATGTGCTGTTGCAGGCGCTCAGTATGGTACTACAACTGCTGGTTACTTCGACTTGGATACAGACTCTAACGGTCGTTGGTCTGTTGAACGTTTCAAAGGTTTGATTTTCCAAATCGAACGTGATGCTAACGTTATTGCAAAACAAACTCGTAGAGGTAAAGGTAACGTTCTGATCGTTTCTTCAGACGTTGCTTCTGCTATGGCTATGGCTGGTGTGTTGTCTTACACTCCATCACTACAAGCTGACCTACAAGTTGACGATACAGGCAATACATTTGCTGGTATGTTGCACGGTCGTATCAAAGTGTACATCGATCCATATTATGGCGGTTACACATCTAACCAAGAATTGGTAACTGTTGGTTATAAGGGTTCTTCTCCTTATGACGCTGGTCTATTCTACTGCCCATACGTTCCTCTACAAATGGTTCGTGCAGTTGACCAGTTCACATTCCAACCAAAAATTGGTTTCAAGACTCGTTACGGCATGGTTGCAAACCCATTTGCAGAAGGCCTAACAGTTGGTAACGGACGTCTAGATGCACAATCTAACGTTTACTATAGACTGTTCGCAGTTAAAAACCTAATGTGATGGTTTAAAACTATATGTAAAAATATAGTAAAGTCACCAAAAAGAGTGACAATTCAAAAGGGAATCGCAAGATTCCCTTTTTTTGTTTTATAAATACATATAGTTCTTAACAATTATTAAAATGAAACCAACATATCTGTACATAAAGCAGCACACATTAACCAAATTGAAATATTTTGGTAAAACGACCAAAAAAAGTCCAATAGAATACCTGGGATCAGGTAAATATTGGAAAAAACATATCAAAAAACACGGCGAACAACATGTTGAAACAATTTGGTGTCAACTATTCACAGACAAGAATGATTTGGAAAAATTTGCTTTGAATTTTTCAAAAGACAACAACATTGTGGAATCAACAGAATGGGCAAATTTAAAAAACGAAAATGGATTGGATGGTGGGTTTGATAAACACACAATAGAATCAAACAAAAAAAATAGTGATAAGGCAAAACAAAGGTGGAACTCTGGTGTATATGATGTTGAGAAATTGAGATTAAGCAGAATAGGGTTTAAACAACCACAGTCACAAAAAGATTCCGTATCAAAAGCTTTATCAAAAAGTTGGAACGTAACGTCACCCCAAGGCACAACACACACCATCAATAATTTAAGAGAATTTTGTAAGAACAACGGTTTAGACCAAGGAAATATGGTCAAAGTTTCCCAAGGCATATTGAAACAACACAAAGGATGGAAGTGTGTAAAGATTTGTTTGTCATGAATTGAAAACAATGTTCCAACCTAAATATTTGTGTGGATTGTTCCACAACACTTTATAAAGGAGTCATTATGTCTACAGTAGTCGTTACCGTTGTGGCACAAGCACAACAATTCCCTGCCGGTACAGAAACCGCAGGTATCAAAGTTTCTTTGGCTGGTTTTCCAGAACAAACATTGACAGCAGCACCTTATGTTGCTGAATTTGCTGACGTTGGTCCAGGCGAATTTGCTATCACTGCACAAGCAGTTGACAAAGAAGGAAATCCATTGGGTGAAGCAATTACTGGTTCAGTAGCAATTGCAGCACCAGTTGTTGAAGAAGCACCTGCACCAGCAGAAGCTCCAGTAGCAGAAGTTGCACCAGAAGCAGAAGCAGCACCAGTTGTTGAAGAAGCACCTGCGCCTGCACCAGAAGTTACAATTGATGTTCCAGCAACTTTGTCTGTTGAAGTAAAATAATATGATACGCTATATTATGGAATTAGTTAAAGAAACAATCATAAATTTGTTTCTAAAACTTTTTAGTAAACCTGTGAAGGTTGATGTGCCTGTGTCTTTCACAACGCAGATTAAGTAAATAAGAACCGCCTTCGGGTCCCTTTTTTTATGACCTAAATAGAAGTATGACAGCACTAAACAGAACACCCTCTAATACGAATTTTTTACAACCGTCAAAGTTTATATTGGCTTTCAATAGATTGCCAACGGTTCAGTATTTTTGCCAAGAAGCAAACCTTCCAGGTGTTTCATTGGGAGATGTCGAATTTAATACTCCATTTTTGGATGTTCCTGTGGCAGGTAATAAATTATCTTACAATGAATTTAAAATAACTTTTTATGTTGATGAAGATATTATATCATGGACCGAATTGTATAAATGGTTCTTAGCAATTGCTGCACCAACAAACTTAAAAGACCGTGCAACATATAATGAATCGCAAAATGCAAACAGTCCAAAACCAAGTTACTATTCAGATTCCACACTCACTATTATGAGTGCACTAAATAATCCAATATCAAGAATTAACTTTCATAGAATGTTTCCGGTGTCTTTGTCTGATATACAGTTTGATACTCAACAATCGGCCGATACAATTATAACATCAACTGCAACATTTAGATACGAGTATTTTGATATAAACAACGCTTAACTTTACTTTTATATTATGAATAAACTTGATGAAATCTTAAAGTCCTGGGAATCTGACGCCGACATGGATCAAACCGAACCAGGCAAAGAACTCCTAAAAATCCCAAAATTACACAGCAAGTATGTTGATGTATTAATCAAACACAAGATGGCCGCAAAGAAAGCCAACTTTGATTACTTACGTATGCGTAAACTCAAATGGGAATACTATACAGGTAAAATGTCACAAGAAGAATTGGAAGAACAAGGCTGGGAACCATTCCGATTCACACTAAAGTCTGACATTTCATTCTACCTAGAGTCTGACCAAGACTTAATCAAACTATTAGAGAAAAAGATTTACCATGAAGAAGTTGTATCTGTGGTAGAGTCTATCATGGGTGAAATCAAACAACGAACCTGGCAATTACGGGATTATATTTCATGGGAAAAATTTATTGGGGGACAATAATTAGACATAAAATGTAAAAAATTCATTTTATATAAATATAATAAAATGGAGAAAAAATATGTCAAAAAAAGCACCTGTTGATTATAGAAAAATATTTCAAGAACATCACAATTATACAGATATACAAATGCAAGGAATGGATGTTCATCATATAGACGAAAATAGAAACAATAATGACATATCAAATTTAATTCTATTGACACCAGAAGACCATGCAAAAATACACAAAAATGATTTTGTGAAATGGTCCAGAAAAGGATCTAAACTTGGCAATGAAGCTTTTATAAAAAGACTTAAAGAGCAAGGTCCGACAGAAAAAGAAATTGCACATCAAATAAAAATGGCAGAAATCCGAAAAAAAGGATTACATAGAGTTCCTCATTCCGAAGAAACTAAAAAAACAATAAGTGACAAAAAGAAAAAACATTTTCAAGATAAAACAAATCATCCAATGTGGGGCAATACAACTTATGAAGTTGAGTCACCACTTGGAGAAAAATTTATAGTTTCTGGTGGATGGAAAGATTGGTGTAATCAAAAAAACTTAAATTCTTCAAATCTTAGATGTGTGGCATTAGGAAAAAGAAAAGAACACAAAGGTTGGAAAGCAAAAATCATAAAATGACAGATTTAGTTATATCTAAAGTGAATGAGGTTTATATAAAAATCTCGTGTGAGAGACACATCGCTCAAGAACTTTCTCAGTTTTTTGAATTCTTTGTTCCTGGTCACCAATTTGTTCCAGCATTTAGAAACAAAATTTGGGATGGTAAGATTCGTCTGTTCGATCTGAGAAGCAATCAGTTATACATTGGACTTTTAAATTATCTTGTTGAGTTTTGTAATGACCGTGATTATGCATACTCACATGATTTTATAGAAGATGAATTCTCATTATATCATGCCAAGAAGTTTATATCAACCTTAAATCTTCCGTTTGAGGTACACGACCACCAAATAAATGCGTTCGTTCATGCAATGCAGAGTCGCCGGGCCATGTTGATTTCACCAACAGCTTCTGGAAAATCTCTAATCATTTATATGTTGGTGAGACAACTACTCGATTATCAAAATCTCAAAGGCCTTATTATTGTTCCAACAACATCTTTGGTTGAACAGTTGGCTAAAGATTTTGAAGATTATGGTTGGGATTCAGAAACAAATGTACATAAGATATATCAAGGCAAAGATAAGTTTACAACAAAGCCTGTAACAATCTCCACATGGCAGTCATTATACAAAATGCCACCAGAATACTTTGAACAATTTGATTATATCATTGGTGATGAAGCACACTTATTCAAGGCACAATCATTAACTTCGATATTGACTTCATGTACAAAGACCAAATATCGCATAGGACTCACTGGAACACTTGACGGCACTAAAACACACAAGTTAGTACTAGAAGGTCTATTTGGACCAGTGGAGAAGGTAATTACTACTAAGGAGATGATTGATAAGAAGATTGCTTCTTCGTTTGAGATTAAATGCTTAATATTGAAACATCCAGATGATGTTTGTGAAGAAATGAAGAAGGCAGATTATCAAGATGAGATTCAGTATCTAATTGCCTGTGAATCTAGAAATAAATTTATTAAAAATCTTGCAGTTAGTTTAGGTAATAATACACTAATACTATATCAAATGGTTGATAAACATGGCAAGAACCTTTATAATCTAATTAAGAATACCGAGAAGATTGGTAATCGAAAAGTCTTTTTTGTCCACGGCGGAACAGATACTGCGGACAGAGAAGAAATTAGAAGGATTATGGAGATAGAAAATGACGCTATTGTTGTGGCCAGTTATGGTACTTTTTCTACTGGAATTAACATTAGGAATTTACATAACATTATCTTCGCATCTCCGTCAAAGTCACGAGTTCGCAGTCTTCAATCTATTGGACGAGGTTTACGACAGGCGGAGGGTAAGGAAGTGGCAACGCTCTATGACATTGCAGACGACATGCGAGTCGGCAAACACATGAACTTTACTTTAAGACACTTCGTGGAACGAGTGAAGATATATACGGAAGAGAAGTTTCCATTTAAAACTTACAAGATAGGACTAAAAAAATGAGCAATGTAAAACTTGTCCGACTACAAAATGGAAGTGACATCATTGGTGTTACGGAGGAAATCATGGAAGGCCATTACCTCTTAATCAATCCGATGTTATATGACGTAACGAACCGAGGTGCAATTTCGCACATCATGTTGAAATTCTTCCTGCCAATACAATTGGTAGAGAGAAATGAGGTTATTTTGAACAACAAAGACATTATATTCATTACAACACCTAGTGAGGAGTTTGTTGAATATTACGAAAACTCTGTAGAAAACCTCAAGAGAATGGAAACAGAAGATAGTTTCCAAGAAGAGGTTCAAAGTGAATTGAGTGAAAGAATTAAGGACTTAATCGTCCAAGCATTTAATGAAATGGATCCAGAAGAAAAAACAATTCATTGATTTCAATGGTCAACACCGAGACTTTAACACTTGTCAAGTCTTTTGTCAACAAAAATTATGGTATATTTGAATGAGCACTAAACATTACATCAACAACGCAGACTTCCTACAAGCTTTAATTGCTTACAAAGAACGGAAAGAATCCAATCCTAATGAACCAATACCAAACTATATTGGTGAATGTTGGATGAAGATTGCCGAGGGTCTATCACATAAACCCAACTTCATAAATTATCCACACAGAGAAGATATGATAGGAGATGGTATTGAGAACTGTCTTATGTACTTTGAGAACTTTGATCCTACCAAATCAAAAAATCCATTTGCCTATTTTACTCAAATCATATATTATGCGTTCCTACGTAGGATTCAGAAAGAGAAAAAACAACTCTACGTGAAGTACAAATCTACCGAACAACTTGGTATACTGGATGAATTTGAGATGCTGGAAATGGAAGGCGGAGGTTCTAGGCAATTTGAACTGTATGATAATATTGCCGAATTTATTGAATCATATGAAGACGTACAACAAAGAAAGAAAGATGATAAGAAGTCTGCCAAAAAGCCAAAAGGTATTGAAAACTTTTTAGAATAGTTATCTTGTCAAGTAAGTTAAAAGTCTTTTTTGCATAAATAAAACAAAAAGGAGATGTTATGAAAATTTACTGCATAGAAAATTTGTTGGACGGTAAAAAGTATGTTGGATTAACTAAAGGTGAAATACAAAGAAGATTCAAAAGGCACAAAGAACACGCCAGAAGCAACAAAGAAAAACAACATTTACACGATGCAATAAATTTATACGGAATCAAAAATTTTGTGTGTTATGAGTTGGACACAGCCAATAGTTTTGAAGAACTTTGCGAAAAAGAAAAAGAATGGATAAAAAAATTAAATTCAAAAACTGAAGGTTATAATGAGACAAACGGCGGCGAAGGTTCGTTTGGTAGAGTTTTAAGTGAAATCACAAAACAAAAAATAGGAAATTCAAATAGGGGTAGAGTTCAGTCTTATGAAGAAAAAAAAATTAGAAGCGAATCTAACAAAGGAATAAATGCCGGTTCAAAAAATCCTTTTTATGGTAAAACACACAGCACACAATCAATAGAAAAATACTTAAGTCACAAAGGTGTATGTGTTCATTGTGGAATTGAAGCGACCAATGCTAATATAAAAAGATGGCACAACGATAATTGTAAAAAGAAAGTGAATTCATAATGAAAATTTGTATATTAGGTGATACTCATTTTGGAATGAGAAATGATTCTGTTGCTTTTTTAGATTTTGGTGAAAAATTTTATAATGAAACTTTTTTTCCTTATTTGATTGAAAACAATATAAAGACTATAATACAACTTGGAGATTTTTTTGATAGAAGAAAATATATAAATTTTTATAGTTTGAAAAGAACTAAAGAAATGTTCTTAGATAAGTTGATTCAATACAATATTGAAATGATAGTTTTGGCTGGAAACCACGATACATACTTCAAAAATACAAATGAAGTGAATTCAATAAAACTATTGTTGGAAGATTACGAAAATATTACAGTTATTGATGTTCCACAA